TTAAAGCTAGTGCAAAGCGCGGTTGTAATAGCCATTATAGACTCCTAATTATGTCTGCCATATTCCTATGGCCTTGACGTTCAAATTCAGCAATAAGTGTAGTCCTATCGCTCTTAATTGCTTCTTTCATATAGTACGCAATAACTTTATTGACGGCATCCTTAAAAGCAACAGCTTGATCTGCAATAACAGGATGACAATCCCCCCCAACACTTACAATTTTATTTGATGCAGATTCTGACCAGAACTCTACATCATGCCCTCCATTCTCTGTTGTCGTTACCGATACTGTACCGACCTTAAGTTGTGGAGCTTTAAAAAATGACAATGTTATCCCCTAGAAATATCGTATCTAAATTCTTCACGAGCGCCGTATCCCTCACCAAGCTTCTTGAGGGCTGATGTCGCTGATATAAACCTTTGTTCGTACTGAGCAACCTCTTCTGGAGCCTTCAAGAATGTTGCTGCCTCCACAAGTGTACCGTACAACAAGGCATCTGGTGCATTTTCGGATAGCCAGGTTGTTCCGCTTTCTGCGCCAGCGGTCAATGATGCTGGCCTAAACTTATAGTGCAATTCTATGGTGTAGGCAGCATCAGGGGTAGGCGCTACAAGAAATGTAGTGTCATCAAACAACGCATAATACTTTGGCAAACCAGTGGTTGATGCGTTTGGCGTATAGTCTCTTATAAAAGAAACGTGCTTAAGCAAAGGATATGAATACACGTTGCTTGATATTACAGCAAAGCTATACGGTGCTAGAAAATCAGATGGTGTAGAAACGTATGGGTTGTCTGTGGTCGCAGTGCCTGTCACGTTCTTTCTAAACACAGGCAGTTCTACGTTCTTTAATATTCGCTCTTCAGCTTCTTTAATAAACGTAGGAAGGTCTGCAACAAAAGTTGTTTCTGCTGTTTCGCAATAGTCTTGAACTGTTGACTTTAATGTCGCTAATGTAAAACTCATGTTATGGCCACCGTTACTGTTCCAATTTCGCCTGTAGCGGCATCTTGACTAAACTCAGATCCAATTACATCGCCAGTAGTAGACATCATTTGATTTGCATCAATTGTTCTTACAACACCTGCACCAGCCACAGAAGTAGCGGATGCGCTTGGTCTTGGGAATCTTAACGCTTCAGGGTCAGCAATGTGACTTATTGGTTCAAGCTGCGGGTGTTTTACTTCAAAGCATTCGGAGCAAACTCTAAACCCAGTCCACTCTCGCTTAAGGCTTAAATACTTATACTCAAATCCACATCTGTCGCATATGGCAATTGCATGCTTGCCAGAGGCAAAAGCCATTAGGCTATCCTAGATCTAAGGCCAGGAGAGATCGTTAACGATGCTCTGCTTTGATCCTGGTCCGCAGCCCTAGAAAACTCCTCTTCATATAAAGTCTTTAACAACTGAACACGATCTGGAGCTTTCTTTAGCGCAATATAGTAAGACAAACCAGCAGCTAGGCAGGGGTAGAATCTAAAAGGAATATCTACTGTATTCACACTAGCATCAGCATCTTCTATACGAACAAGACGATTGATAATCAATTGGTCTGTAGCGTTTTCAGATGCTGGCCAAATGTAAAGGCGTGGAGTAATTTGCTTATCTAAGAACCATTGTGTCGGTCTAGACAGAGTAGATTTATTTGGAAGGTTCCAGTACTCAGACCTGCCAATTTGATCCATTGATATGTCAGTGGTTGTTGAGCCATCTGTGCGTCTAATTACAACATCTAGGACATCAATCGTTGATGTTGTTAAATCAATAAACTCAGCAGCTTGGGTTAGGGTTGTTGTGGTGTTAGCAACAGTCCACTGGTTTAACCCTCTATTAGCCCAATCAGCAAACAACAAGTTAAGTGATCTTCTGGCTGTTACGCCATCATAGCCAGTACGAAACTCAAGGCCACATCTTTCAAATGCTTCCTCGATATATTCCGCTACATCTGGCTCAAAATCTCTGCTGCTTGAAGTGGCCATAAATAATCCCTAAGCAAAGAACAAGGTAATCATATCTACCGTGCCAACAGTGTACTTTGTTGATAATCCATCTTTAAACAAAACGCCTTCAGAAGGTATGCTTCTATCTACAGTCGCGTTATCTGTACCTATGGTACGAGACTTAAACAAAGTTGTGCCTGATTCTGGAGTACCATTTATGTACTCAACAATTCCAGCAGTGCCTCCAGAGACAACAGACAAGCCTTTTAATCTAACTCTGTTTGATCCTTGAGCAGCTTGTGCTGCGCTTGCAGTAGAACCTACAGTTATGTTGCCTGCATATTGTGCAGAACAAACAACAGATGCAACAGTCTTAAAATATTTTTCACCAGCTACTGACTCAGCAGAACCTGTAGATGTAATAACTTCTGATACAACATTATCAAATACATCAGTGCCTGTGATCGTAGTTGTTTTGCCATTATCACCTGTGCCTGCTGTAGCAACAGCAAGTATCCTAGCGCCACCTGAAGCAAACGAAGTATTTGCTAAAGTAGCTGTGGTGTTTGGTCGCGCTGCTGTAACAATAAAGTCTGCGTCTGCGGCAACCTCATCGCTAATAGTTAACGCATTTATGTCCGAAGCCATATACGTCATAACAATCTCCTATAAAGAAAAGGGGCGTTGCCGCCCCAGCAAAATTGCTTACGCGATTTGAACGTACTCGATGATAAAGGTAAACGATCCCGCCGTTGTAGCATCAACCGTGTTGGTAATGTTACAGAAGATGTTACGCGCTGCGTCTGTGTATTGAACAGAAGCTGGGGCTGTTGTGCCATCTTGTGTTTGAAGCACTAGTTCAGTGATCGTTACGTTGTGAGCAACAACAGTTGTACCAGCATCTAAGATTTCGTCTGCCTGAGTCGCAACAATTTGTGCGCCAGAAGAAGATGTACCAACTTCGTAACCAATATCACCTGACCCAATGACTGGAGCAACATCGCAAAATATTTTTATGTTAGTGATAATAGTATTTGCTGGCTGCACAAAAGTACCAATAGTAGGGCTGTCACCTGCGGTGCTGTTTACAGTAACACCAGAAGCAAAACCAACGTGTTGTATAAATGTGCCGGTTGCTATGCCAGTTACGTTAAGGGTGCCGCCTACAGAGGCGTTTGTGCCGTAGGTGCTGTTAGTGGTTACTGTGCCAGTTTTGGCAGCTATCGTAACGTCTGAAAAACCGTTTTCGGAGCGTACTGCTCCATTGAAAGTTGTACTCGCCATCTTAAATTCCCCTTACGAGAGTTAAGCCAAAGGATCTTCGTAAGCGTCCACTGAGCTGGTTCCCTTGGCTGGATTAATCTCAGGCCACCAGTCTATGCCAATATCATCATAAAAAAAAGTTAAGTTATTTTCATTTATTTGTGTATACAGACTTGCACATAGACACGGAGTATGAGTATAATTGCTTCGTTGTTAAAAATAAGGGAAAAGAAATGAAAGAAGGTTATTGCAGATTAGAGGCAGAGATGGAGAAAATCGCTGCCAGAGGAGGTTGGGAGGTTAAACCTTGCGATGGTTGTGGAGAAAAAACACTAGCGCCTAAATCTAAAAAGGTTGCTGATTTAATTTGTGAACTATGTGCTGAAGGAGAGATGGCGTAATGAGTAAAAAAATAATTATCCCAGTAATGGCCGCAGAATATTGTACACCCGACCAAATGGCAGAGTGCATGGACGGAGTTTCAGACGAACTTTACAGAACTTTATGGATTGCAGTTAACGACCATGAAAAAGAATACGGCGTTAAAGATTACGAAGAACCAATCGATATGTATAACGATATGTCGTTAGCAGCGATGTGGGGTAGATTTACGAACAAAGAGCGTGTTCAAATAAACGCGATCTTATCTAAAGAAGATGATTAAGGTTAAAATAAGGCATAAAAAAAGGGGGCATAAGCCCCCTTTTTTATTGCTTGGTATCTACGCGCCTTGCGAGCCGTAGATGCCACGCCAGTCACTAAAGCCAAAGCTGTAACGCTCACGGGCCTTGTAACGGATGTTACCTGTAGTGAAATCAGGCTCCATTGTGGTTTCCATCGCTGTTCTCTGGAAC